GCAGCCCAGAACGCATTCCAAGCAGTCTTCACAGCGCCCGAAACCGTATCCCAAATCTGCTTCATGCCGTTGATGAAACCGTTCCACGCTGCCTTCAGGAAATCCCAAACCGCTTGAGCTGCCGCTTGTATTCCGTGCCAGATCGTCTTCCAGTTCGCGGCCAACAGCAGCAGCCAGCCGACCGGGCCAATCGCGAGAAGCAACAAACTCCACTTGCTGCGAAGGAACTCGACCACCTCATTGAAGGCGGTCTTCAAGCCGTTCCAGACCGCCAGAGCCACAGCCTTGACGCCACCCCACACCGCATTCCAAATGTCTTGGAACCAGTGCGTTTTCGTCGCGATCAACACTATCGCGGTCACTAGCAGGACGATGCCCGCGATAATGAGGATGATCGGGTTCGCGGCCATCGCCGCGTTCCACAGCCACTGAGCTATCGAAGCGGCCTTCGCGGCGGCACCCTCCGCCCCGAAAGCCGTACTTACCGCATTCAGCATCCCGGCGACGCCAGATAGGATCTTGAAGCCGCCGAATGCCACCAGCGCGGCCTGCAACACCGGAATCGGCAGTGCCGCAACAATCTTCAAAAAGCCGCTCGCCGTCAACAGCGACAGCGGCCCCAAACCGCCCATGGCCTCACCGAGGTGACCGACCACGGTGGCGAGAGTCCGGAAGAAATCCTCGATGGCGGGAAGGTGCGCCTCAAGATACGAAATGAACCGCTCGAAGCCGCCGCCCGAAGCCCACCCAACCAGCTTCGCCGTAGCCTGATCCAACCAGGCCATGAACCGCGTACCCTCCGGGGCGAACGCCCCGACCGCCTGAGCGAGGAACGTGAACAGGTTCCCGATCGTGTACACCAGATTCTGCAACGCCGGAACGCCGTACGCCTCAATCCAGCCGACGAACCGTGTCATCCCGTTGCCGGACGCCCACACGTTGATCCGGTCAAACAGGCCCTGGAAGATCGGACCGACCGCGGCAATCAGCGGAGTCATCTTCTGGATCGCCGACGTCACGGCCGTGAACCCAACGCTGAGGATAGGCCCCGTAGTCTTCTCCGCCTGCGTTTGGAACGTTTTCCACGTTTCCTTCAGCTTCTCCAACTGGCCGACCAGCTGCTGCTGAATCGGCGTCGCGCCCGCCATCGCCTGATTGATTTGCAACTGGGTCTGCGCAATCGAAGCCTGCTGCGTCGCATAAGCCTTCGAGCCCGGCGTCAACGTCGCCAACTTGTTCTGCTGATCCTGCAACTTCGTGTTCAGCGGGCCAAGGGTCTGCTCAAGCGTCGACACGCTCTTGTACGTACCCATCAGGGAAGCGGCGAACGGGGCCACGGCCAGTGTCGCGCCGCTGAACCCCGAAATGACCGCACCGGAAGCGCCGAGGGCGGCCGCGCCGATGGGGACGATCGCCGGGGCTAGGAGCGTCGCCGTGCCCGTCAAGGCGCCCATCGCGAGATTGCCCCGGTCCGCCCCCGTCTGCACCTGCTGCAACGCCGGCATGGCGCGCGAGTTGTCCACGTCCACGTGCACGGTCTTGTCGTGCAAAGAGTCCAGGCCAAGTTTGACTTCAGCTATCTTCGCCTTCGCCATCGCGTCATCGGCCTGCAACGCAATGTGCTTATCCGATAGTGTGGCCAAACTTGCGCGCAACTCGTCGATCTTCGCCTTCGCCGCCGTGTCGTCAGCGTTGATGCTTATCCGCTTGTCCAGCGTCGCCAGCTGCGTTCGCAAATCAGAGATCTGCGCTTTCGCAGCGGCATCCTCCGCCGTGATCTGGATGCGGTCACTGTTGATCGACGCCAGCAGCGCCTTGAGCTCGTCGATCTTCGCCTTCGCCGCCGCGTCATCCGCATTTATGCCGACAGTGCGACTGCGGATACTGTCGAGGTCGGCTTTCAGCTGATCGATTCTCGTCAGTGCGGCGGTATCTTCGACGGTCGCCGTGACCGTCGTATCCTTGATCGAATCAAGATCGCCCTTCAACCTGTCCACGGCGGCAACGGCCGAAGCGTCCTCTACGGTGGCTTTCACGTTCTTGTCGGTGATCGTGTCCAAATCACGCTTCAGATTGTCGACCGTGGCGGTGGCCTCACTGTCGTCGACTTGGATGCGAACATGAACATCGGTCGCGCCGAGGCGATCGAAACTGGCCTTCAGCTCGTCGATTTGAGCCTGAGCCTCATGGAGCGCGGCACCGTCCCAACCGGTCGACATTTCAAAACGAAGGGAAGTGATCGTTGCCATTCGGCCGCTTCAACCCCCTTGTGAACGCAAAAAAGGTGCCCCCAGGAGGATACCTCCCAAGGGCACTTTCGTCACTCGTCAAACAGTTGGTCAAACGTGGCCTGGTCAACCTCGTCGTCCTGCGAATCCTCGGACTCTTGTGCGCGGCGGGCAAAAATGTCCGGCGGGCGCGGCCACTGCTGCACATTCGGCGCCGGGTTGTCTTCAAACTGCGCACCGGTCAAGCGATTCAACATCTGCAACTGTTCATGAATGGAAGCCAAAGCTTCCTCCATGTAGGCGTGGCCCAGCGGGCCGGTAGCCTGTTCGTACGCTTGCCATTCCGAGATTTCCCGCGAAGTCATCCGGTCCAGCAGCTCGGCAACGGTCATACCCAGAGTCGAAGCTAGTCTGAAATAGAACCCTCGTCGGCTGCCGCCCCGAAACCCTCGGTCAACTCCTCGACGTCCTGTTCGCTGAGACCGTTCATCTCGTTGCACTTGTTGAACAGGCGCTGCAAAGCGGCAACGGACTTGTTGCCGAGCATCACGATGTCGGCGCGGTTCGCGAACAGCAGCTTGCCTTCCTCGTCGACGGCGCACATGCCGACCAGGCGCGCACGGAAGTTGTCGAAGTTCTGCTTTGTCTTGCCGCCGCGCTGCTCTTGAAGCGTCGCTTCGAAAGAGTCGCGCTCACGGCCGGTGAGCGAGCGAAGCCGGACGGGGCCGCCCCATTCGGGGACCTCGACGACCTCGTAAGTACGGTCGTCCTTGCCGAGAATCTCGTCACGGTTGAGAAGTGCCATTGTGTCGCAGACCATCCTTCGCGCGCGCGGGCTGACGAATATTGAAAGCGGGCGGCGCAAGCCCGCGACGTGTTACGCCGCCCGACAAGCGCACATTCTAGCCCCTAGCGGGCAATCCTGTCCGCCGCCGCCTGAAGCGCATTCACTAGCCCTTCGCGCGCCATCGGTTCGGCCTCGTTCATACTGTCCGTGAACCATGAAAACGTGCCGCGTTGAACCACCCAGCGGTCACGATGCCCGAAAACAGGGTGCCGCCAACCACGCGAACCGTCGTCCAGGCCGCGCGGAATAATCGCCTCGTCCCGCTGTGGCATCGACGTATTCACCACCACGCCGTCGGCAGTCTCCGTGACGCCCACGCCGTACGACACGGCCGCGCGCAACCCGGTGTGCTTCGGCCCGTATGTCGGCTCCAACAACACCTGCGCCGCCGCCTGGGTGGAAAGCACGTCTGCGACTTCCCGAAGGACCCTGAGGAACTCTTCGGGAAGCCGCAAACTCTCTTCACCGATACGCGAAGAGATCCGGCCGAGCTGGTCAACGTCCCCGCCGACATTGAGTCTCAGCCGGGCATCCATTACGAGGTCGCCCGCGAAATGCCGCTGCGCTGGGTCGGGAAGGTCACCTTCGTGTCCGAAAGCTCCCCGACCTTACCCGAAAGCGGCATGTACTCGAAAAGGACGCACGTCGCCGAGTACAGCGGGTTGGTCACCGAAACCGCCGCGTTGGTCGGCTTGACCGTCACGGTGAACTCGGTTTCGTTGTTGTACAGCGGGTACAGGGTCGCGTCAACCTCAGCCGCCGCGAAGTCCTGCTGGAAAGTCACGACGAACTGGTCGGACTTCAGGCCCGCAACCTGCTCGCTACCGCCACCGGAAAAGTTCGTGGTGTCGATCGACTTCTTCTTCAGGTTGACTTCGACCGAAGAGATGTGGTCTGAGAAGTCAACGCCGTTGACGGTCGTAACGCAGTTGCGCAGAACGAGTTTAGCCATGGCTTAAGCACCTTCCTCTATAGCTTCGGGCGCCTGCCCGGCTTCTGCTGTCTCCTCAACCGCGGGTGCGGAAGATTCGCTTACCTCGGGTTCCGGCGGTTCCGCCGGTGCCAGGTGCCCGACCTCGACGAGGTGGGCGAGCTCACCCTCAAGGAGCGTGAGCTCAACCGTCTGTCCCGGCTGTGCGCCATGCACGGGCCGGGGGCCGACAACCTTGAACGAGCCGCTGACCGTCTTCACCGACCGGTCCGGCTGTTGCGCCTTATGCGCACGCTGAGCCACAAGGGACATGCCCAAAACCTCAATTCGCTGTCCAGAGATGCGCGCGGATGAGGCGCCCTGACGGATTGGTAAAACCGAATATGAGAGCCCAGATGTCTGTATCTGGGTTGTAGTCCAGGTAGCAGCCAACCGGGACAACGTTTTCGGAGTTATGCCCGTACGCGCTCGTGGGGGTGCACGAATAATGCCCCGCGTAGAAGCCGTATTCATCGGCGGGCTCAGCCCACCCGCCGTAGAGCTTGGGTACGGCGCCGCCGGGCAACGCAAGCCCTGTCCAGCACACACCGGCATCGTCGGTCTTGGCGGTATTGCCCCTAGTCCACGTGATGGTAGGTGCTGTCACTAGTTCACCACCGCAACATATACGCTAACGCCGGTGACGCCACCAGTGCCGGTGACCGCAATGTGCGCGTAGCCGGTGCCGTCGTCGTAACTCTTGCGAAGCGGGATCTTCACGAACCCGGTAGTGGCAGGAAGCGATACGACGTGCGGGGACTGGGTGTCACCGTTGTCTGAAACGTCGTACGAGGTGATCGTGAGCGTCTTGATGTTTGCATCCGTGTTCTTGTACGCCACGAACGTGTTGTGCCCACTACCGATGGGGGCCAGGTCGGCAGCGCTAGCGGCCACGTAAGTCGGCTCCGTGCCAGCGTCGACAATGGTGCTCAGGGCAAGAGTTGCCATATCAATCTCCTTCTAGTTGAACCGGCGTGGCTCATGCCCGGCCGTCCGTTATGACTCTCACCTGAAGGACGGCGCCCACAAGGTGAACCTTCGAGTTCTCAAACCGCCCCCCATACCCCACCATGCGCTGAACCGTCGCATCCGTCTCCCGCAAACCGAGATCCGCATGATCGTTCAACGCCCGGGGAATACTGTCCGCGCCGGCGCCCGTGACGAAAGCATCAAGCTGCTTCTGACCTAGCGACGTATCGGCGCGAGAGCACAGCACGTACAGGTTGAAATCCCACACGTCCATGCCCCGCGCGAACGCCCCCGTATAATCCGCCGCCATCGGCTCAACAATCACCGCGGGCAGGTTCACCAGATCAGCAACCGTGTCATACACGAACAACGTGCTGTCCGTGTAACTTGCAATCGTTTTCTTCAGCGCAGTCCTGATATTCGACAGGGAAGCCACCAGGTCACCCCACCAGAACCGCGCTGCGCCGGTAAGGCTGCAACTTCGACACCGCGAGCTTACTGTCAGTCACCTTCAGGACCGTGCCGAACTGATCAGTGCCAGCTACCCCGAAGGGGGCATCCTTTGCTTTGAACGTCAGCGACGCCATCAGTAGGCACGCCTGATGAACCGGGGACGGAACCGCCGCCCAACCCCACTGCGCCGTCAGTTGCACCGTTCCGCGCCGGCGGAACGGCACGATCGGGAACCACAAGCCGGACGTCGAATGAATCTCGTTGTACGGCCAGCCGGGCTGCCCCGACGAGATCCCGTTGTACGGAAGAACCTCGTAGTCCGAAGTCACCCACGTGTTAACGAAACTGCCCACGCCCGACGGGTCCGTCTGCAACACCATGTTGGTCTGCGTCCAGAAGTCGTCAACTGTGATGTCCCGGATACTCGACGGCTCGAAGACCCGCGGCGTCGCCGTTGCCTGCTGGTTGAACTGCCGGTCGCAATAGCGTTCAATCTCCCGAGACGTCGACGTCAACGCGAAGTTCAACTGCTCGTCGTACATCGACGTGTCCGCCGGGGCGTTCGAGCCGAAAAGGTAATCCTTCAGCTCCGCGAGACTCGCGTAATTGTCGCCGATAGCCATCGGTTAGCCGCCAATCAGAACCGTGATGCCATAAGTGATACTGACGCCGTTGCCGTGGGTGGCCGTCACCTGGAAAACGGGCGGAACCATGTCTTGCGCCGTGACGTTGGCGCTCGCGGGCAAGTTCGGATGCACCCTAAGCACGACAACACCGGTGGCTGCCAGGGCCGCCGACGTGAGAATCGTGTAGGCGGCGCCGGTATTCGGATCTACGCCCTCGATCTTCACCGTCAACGTCCCCGTTGCCGTCAAGGCCGTCACGTTGACGAGCACAATCAGACCGTCACGGTCAAGACCGTTGCAATCGAAGTTGAACTGCTGCACGTTCGGCGTCGCAGTGCGCGCAGCCAGTGGAAACACTGGTACGACGCGCGAACCCTGCCCCGGCCGGATAAGGTCAGTAGTCATCAGCTCGCACCGCCTAGCGTCAGTTCGTGTTGGCCTCGACGTGTTGTCGTCTCGACCTCGTAATCAAGCTCTATGGGACAGAAAAGCAACTCGCGCCCCTCAAGGATCGGATGTCCCGCACGAACGGTAGCTCCCTTGGGGACATATCCGCCATTGTGGAAAAACGCCTGGTTAGCAACCAGTATCGTATCGTCCTTGGCTCTGGCCATTTCAGATGATCCTCCCGACGGCAATAGTCGCCGTCACCGTCGGAGACGAACCGCCCTCGTTGGACACGCCATTGAGATCTGTCGCCGGACCAGCACCAACGGACGTCACTGAATTCAAAGCGACGAACGGAAGAATTGACTGCACTTTACTTCCCCTTGCGATCGCGATCGACTGAGGGCGACTGGGGGGCCGACTTTTGATCGGCCCCCCAGTCGCAATTACCTATGAGGTGCGAATGACCAGCAGCTTGAATGCCGCGTCCACGAGGATCTTGGAGTTGTTCATCCAGATTGCATAGATGCCGCGCTGGCCAGTCGGGCGCGCGGTAGTCGGGTCGAACACTTGCGGAACGAGTTCCACATTCATCCCGATACGGTCGACGATCAGGAAGTTACTGAAATCGCCCAGCAGGGCGACCTTCGCACCCGCAGTCGAAATCAGCGCCGACATGTCGGAGACCTCGTACGACGGGTAGCCGAGCAGCTCACTCGGCTGACCTGCGCCGACGCGGACCCACAGCTGTGAACCGCCCGCCGTGTCGAACTGCCTGACCGCCTGGTAAAGACCCTTGTTCGCGAGGAACGAGGCCTTGCCAGCCAGGCGCCACCGCGGATCGAGGGCCGTTTCCAGGCTGTACAGGTCCGCCGCAGCGAACGTTCCGATTGACGCAGTGGTCACCGTGTTGCCGCTCAACGTCGCAACGACACCGTTGGCGTTGACGCCGGTACCGTCACCCACGGTGAAGGAAGTAGCTTCCTCGCGGTCCTTCGCGTCCTGAAGTAGGGTCGTGATCTCGTTACGAAGCTGACCCCACTCGATGTCGATCTCGATAGAGAACGGCACGAAGCCCTGAACCCGGTTGGTGGATACGACGGGCTGCGTCAGCGTGAATGAGTTGTCACCAACAACAGCGGCCTCGGCGCCACGGGACACCGTGACTCCAGCCGAAGTGACACCCTGCCACTGCTTGCCGACGATCTGTTCCTGGCGTGCGATCTGTCGCAGCGGGTTGACCGTACCGGCGTTCGTCAGAATCACCGTCGGGTCAAGTTGGAACGGAACGGCGTAGCCGCCAGCTGAGTTGCTCGTCGACAACGCACGCTGCTCGTCCTGATCCAGGCCGGCGAGCGAGCAGGCCTTCATGGCCTTGCCGAAAGCCCGCTCATACAGCGGCGAACCCGTCATCAGCAGACGGCGCGCCAGATCGCCGTGCTCGTTGTCCACGTTGTCCAGAAGCTGCGCAACCGACTCTTGCGCCTTCTCGCGCTTCGCAACACCGGGGAACTTGACCGCATCCACGGCGCGCAGCGCGTACTCCTTCACCTTCTCGGCGAAGTCATCGGACGAACGCGCCGAAGTGCGCAGACCGTCAACGTCGAAGATGTCGACGCTCTTGTGGAACGCCGGGGCGCCGCGGTCGCTGCCGCGCTCGGTCGTCGCCTTCTCCGCCGCGAGGCCACGCAGAACCTCAGTGCGCTTCTCGATGCTGTCGATGTTCTTCTCGACGGATGCGCGCTCGTTCACCAGGTCGTCCCACTCGCCCTGCGCCTCATCCGACAGAGCCGCATCACGGTACTCGTCGCCAATCTCACCGAGCCGAGCAAGGATCTCATCCCTGCGTGCCCGGAACTCTTCTAGGGTCTTCATTTCGCTCCGTTCCGCCTTTCGCGTCACCGGTATGGTAGTGTTCTGCGCTTCCCGATGTGAGGTGCCCGAAAGGGCGGCGTCCTCGGGTTTCCCAACAGTCGAGGTGGCACCGTCGGCGCCGGCGTCGTCCGTTGAAGCTGATTTGCTCTCAGAGATGTCAATCCCGAACTTCGCACACGCCGCCTTGATGCTCGCCTTCACCTTGGCAAGCTGGTCAGCCGTGTACTGCTCTGCGTTGTGCGGCTTGTTGATGTACGACCAGGCGGCTTTCGCATGATCCGCCGTGTCGACCGGGTACCGCTTTTTCCCGTCTTTCTGGTAGCCGGGGTCCGCGTACACCACGTCACCGTAAGGCTTCTGCGGATCGTCCGAAGACTTCTCCGACGGCTTCGCCTTTTTCTTCCCGGTCGTCACCGCGTCGCCACCATCGGCGCCAGTCGTCGACATACCGCGCTCCGTGTCGTCGTCGACTTCGGTCTCAACCTTGGCTTCAGCTTCGGTCTCAACCTTGCCTTCAGCCTCGACCTCAGCCTCGACCTCAATGGTCGCCATCGTCCGCTGATACTCCGCGATCAGCTCGTCACGATCCTCATCCGACAACGACCGCACGCCCACAGACGTCTGATCGTAAGCAGGGAAAACCACCGGGCCGACCTCGAACAGCTGAACCTCACGCACCGTCCGGTTCAACGGGCCACGGTCACCCGGCTTGTACAGCAACTGGCGAAGGTCGTCTTCGTTACTGATCAGCTTGCCCGCGTTATCACGCCACTCGTCGCGATTCACCTTGAACCGGAACGACATCCCCCTGATCGCCCCGCCTTGAATCGCCTGACGAATCGGCTCAACCACCGGATTGTCGAACAAAGGTGCCTTTACGTACAAGCCGTTGGCATCCTCGCGTATCTCGTCGATCTTCCCGATCGGAACCGAACCGGTGCGCGCATCCCGGCCATGATCGAACTGAAGCACCGGCTGGCCCTCGCTCAGAGTCTTGCGGAACGCCCCGGGCGCCATCGTCTCCGTAAAATTACCCTCCCAGCCGGAAATCTCAGTCGGCTGATTGAAAACCGCTGCATAACCCTCGAGGGTACGGCCCTCGGTAGCGGGAGCGTCCCCGTCGACGTCAGTCGGATCAACCACGGCTTCAACGGAACGAAACTCGACGCTCCGGGTGCAAAGTCCACGATTCGGTCTGCTCATAATGGTTTCTCACCCTCTCGCTCAGTTTTCCGAGCCGTCTATAGGCTGATTCGGCACACTCGGTTTCACGACATCCGCGGCGCTTCCACCGGGCGTATTCGCGTTCTGCCCACCCGTCATCGGCGGTTGCAACTGCACACTGTAGAGCCCCGTGTGCTCCAAAATCCGCCAATCGTGCTCCATGACAGCAGACACGGCCGAAGCGGGCGTGAAACCGTCCTGAATCAACGCACCGATCGTCGACGACTCCATCTGACGCAACGTAGCGAAGTTCAACTGGTCCGCACGGAGAAACGCGATGTCCCGATCGTCATACCAGAGGCGCGCGCCCTTGTAAGACGCCACCAAAGGCGCATACGCGGCACACAACGAACGCCACAGCGGACGCATCGTCCCGTCGCCGAACAAACTCTTAACCGAATCGAAGTTGCCCTCGTTCAGCTGCGGACCCTTCAAACCCTCAGCCACACCCGCGATACTCGGATGAACCCGCGCCGCCGCGCACACCCTCGTCTCACCGTGCAACTGAATCGTCTTGAAGTCCATCTGCTGAAGATTCGCACCGATCACCGAAACGTCCGCGCCGCCGCCCAGATACAACGTCTTGTAGGCGTTCTCAGAACCCGTCTTGTTCTGGTCAACAACTTTCATGAACGCCTTGAACTGCTCTTCGGTGACGGACTCTTTGAACGAAACCGCCAGGCCGGGCACCGCAGCGTTGTCGAAAAACTTCTGCTTATGCAGATTCATCGACTTGTCCGCCATGACCTCCCGGATCACCGGAGTCAGCCAAGACATCCCACGATACTGCGCTTCCGGGTCCGGAATGGGCGACCAGTGGGCCACCGTGCCGTTGGAACCGTCGATCGGGTATATCTCCCACAAGTCCCGATTCAGCGTGCCGCCGGGCTTGTACACGTGCCCCGCGACATCCGACTGAACGGCCTTGTCCGGCGGCGCGGTGAGAATGATGTCCACCCAGTCCGGGCGGAACCGGCGCAACCGCTGCGACGCGCCGTAACCCTCACGCAAAACGTAGTGGTTGCCGCCGAGATCGGTATCCTGAATCGCCCGGTTCAGCAGCTCGCTCGTCGTGCCCCGTGGCCACGGAGTTTCGAAAATCGAGAGATCGTCCGTGTGGTACAAGTCGCCGGGGCGGCCGTTGTCGGTGATCTTCTGGTACTGAAACGTCGCCTCGGAGAAGATCATCATCCGGGCGACCATGCACGCGAACACGATTCCGCTGCTCTTGTACGCACCCTGGACGTAGCCGACGAAATCGTTCTGGATCGACTCGACATCCGACGCCGTGTTGTTGCCATACCCGATGATCGGATACGTGTTCCCGTTGAACGAAAACATCTCTGCGGCCCAGTCGTTCTGATTCATGCGGCTTTCGCCGCCCCTGAAGAGCGCAGAAAAAATGTTCCCCATTCTGCTACTCCTTCGGTTTTATGTGAACGAAAGTCATCACGAGGATAGTCGAAACACCGCAACCCACGAGGCCCGGTGCGCCGAACATCCACACGAGCCCGGTGAAAATCATCAACACGGCCAATGCCACAACCGCCGCAGCTTCAACTCTCGTCATCGCGCCATCCCTACGCCCATGCGGCCCACGGTTCGGCCCCACCCTCATTCGACATTTTCTTGAACCCCCAAGCCGCCAGAGTAACAGCGGTCAACGGGGAAATGTCCGCCGACGACTGCTGCCTACTCCATGCCCACGTATCCGCCAACGGCCGACGTTCCGCCGAGGCGACCGCCGAAGTCAACGGAGGCTGACCGAGATGCGCAATCCCGATCGACTCGCCGCGCTGAGGCATGGCGGCCGAAAACAGTTCCCCGCACATCTGCGCATACTCCCGCGACGTCGGATGAACCACCGTCACACCCGCATCCTCCAAGTCGATGATGAAACTACCCGCCTGACTCGACTTGTCGATCACCACACACAGTGGCTTCTGCGAATGCCAGATCCGCAAAACCGAATCGACGACCCAAGCCGTACCGGGACGATGCTCGTAACCACCGTCCCCGCCGGGCACTTCGAGGTGCATCACGCCCGCCGAATTGTGCCCCGCTGCGCCCAAGCTCGAAAACGCCCTGTCTGGCGAAGTGTCGACCGCCAAAGCGAACTGGCCTTCGATATCCGACGAAAAATCTGCACAAGCCGACCAGGCCTGACTGCTGATGACCCGCCAAGCCTCGGTTCCCTCGACCGGCCAATCACCCACACCGAGGCGCTCTTGCCGGAACGTCGACAACTCCATGGAACGTCGCTCGGCGTCCACGTGCTCCACTGAAATACGAATCCCAAGCCCCGGATTCGCCCGCGCGTACGTTTCCACCGCGCCATCCGGGTCGTGCAAATCGCACTCAACCGGGCAAAACTCGTTACACGCGTCCGCCGACCACTCCGCATAGAACAACCGCGGATCATCGCCCTTCAGCCCCCGCGCGCGCACCCGGCCGAACTGCGTCGAATCCTTGTCCCCCGCGCTGCCCGTGTACCAGATCTGCGCATTGGGCCGAGCCGACAGCGTAGGCATCAACGCGCCCACCTGCTGCGCACCCAAATACATAGCCTCGTCCAAGATCAGACAGTCCGCCGTGAACCCGCGGCCACCACCCTTCGTCCGCGTCCGGAACCGCAACCGCTGACCGCTGCGCAACTCCACGCCCTCTTCACCATGCGACCGTGAAACCCTCGACACCTCACGGCTCAAGTCCGGCGTATCCTCGATCAGCGTCAAAATCCGCTCGAATGCTTCCTTCGACGTGTCGAACTGGTGCGCCGAATGGATGATCAGCCGCTCGCCGAACAAAAACAGCCCCGCCAGCTCGCGCGCCTCAAGCAACGAATTGTGCGTCGGAGTGAAAAACCGCCCACACAAGTACACGCCATCCTCGGCAGCCACCTGAATACACCGCGTCGGCACCGTCGGCACCCTGCGCACCGCAGTAACCCGCATCTGCCGAGCCCGCACGGACTCCAAGGGAAACCACTTGTCGGCCTTCCGCGGCAACTGAAACGGATTGAACAGCGGCGTCCAATAGAACCGCGCCCGATCACGCTTCCGCTCCCCGTTGAACATCGTGTGTGACACGCGCTTGTTCGTCCGGATGCCCAAACTTCGCGCCAAGCGCATGAAACCGTCGGCCAGCGCATCAAGGGACGAACAATACTCGACCTCAAGGGCCGGAAGCGTCCCCGGCGTCACCCGATCGTCGCGGACGTTCATGTAACCGTCCGAGTCCATCAAGCCCGCCAACAGCTCCATACGCTGCACCGGAGAAGCGCCCAAATACAACTCCGGGATGTTTTTCATCCGACTGCCCCACACCCCCAGCCTTCGGGCGCGCGACTCGAAACCGTCGCCGTGCACGCTACCCCTCAGACGAAAATGCAGCTCGACGGCACCCGAATCTTCCTTCCGGCGCAACCTCACGACGTCGACACCCGCCGACGCGAGCCTTTCGGTCACCCACTCGCGGTCAACCTCACCCACGGTCAGGCAAGAATCCTCCGAACTCCCGTCACCAAGCCAGAAACCCAAAACATACGGGTCAATCGGCAAATCCGCCTCGGGAGTCTGCACCTGAACGTCGCAACGCACCATCCACCGCTTCGTGGCCACACCCTCAGCCATCACGGAAGTCTTTACCGGTCGAAACAGTGCGCTCTGAGCCGCGCGGACCTCCCAAAGGTGATCACCGCCCACGACATGGCTCGAACCGTCCGCAAACCACACCTCGAAACACTCGCTGTCGCGGTAAACCTCCGAGGTGGCAACGACCCGCGTCGGGCGGCCGTCCGAACCGTACACGAATTGCCCGGCTTCTAGCATCCCCATGTTCGACCAGCCGTCAACGGTCAAAATGGGGGTCCAAAGGGCCTGATCACCCTTGCCGTTCTGCCTCGAAACCATCACGCCGGCCTCAAAACAGGCCCATTTCGGCTCATTCCGGCCCGTGAAAGGGTTCCAATACGTCTCCGTCGGGCGCACCGAGCAGGCCTCTTCGAGTATCCAAGCCTGCCACGGGTCGAGCTCCAAGCCCGCCAAGGCGGCCAAATCGACCGCTTCCCGGCCCAAAGTGCCCACCCTGGAAGCCGGAATGTGAGCTATGCGGGGACGCTGGTGGCCGTTCATTGATCAGATGATACATACGTCACGACGTTTTCCTGCCGCCTTGCCGTCGGGGGCCGTTCTTCGTGCCCAAACCCGCCTCTACAGACGCTGCACGACGAGCCCGTATCTGATCCAACTCCGAAACCGTGCCCGCGGTGTCCGGAATCGCCTCCAACTCCTCCATGACCTTCGTCAAACGCAACACGAGGGCCGCCGTGTCGCCCGTACGCAGCTGCGACATGGCACACGACTTACACCGATTGCCCTCAAGCTCGTGAGCCAGATAATCGCGCAAGGCGACCAGTGAAATACGCCGGTCGCCCGAAGCGATCGCATCCTGCAACGGACCCGAACCGTCAGTCGTCACCGTCAGTCCCTTCAAAAGACACGGCAAACACTCGAACCTCGTCCGCGACATCCAGCACACGATCATTGAAGTCCAAATCGACATACAACACCCGTGGGCCGAACAACTTGCCGAACTTGTACACCGTCGCAGTGTCCACGCCCGAACCCGTATCCGCCGAGCGTGGCCCGGCATGAGCAGAATCCGCACCCGAACCCGAATCACCGGTGACCGGCGTCGCAGCGCTCACCGCCGCCGAATCCGCACCCGAAACCGTGTCCGCAGCCGGAGCCTTGGCACTGAGGGCCGCCGAATCCGCACCCGAAGCCGTGTCCGCGCCGTACACGAGCGACGACCCGACCGTGGCCGAATCAGCGCCAGCCGCGGTGTCGGCGGCAATGATCGTCGCATTGCCGACAATCGCCGTATCGACAGCCACACCGGAGTCGGAAGCGGCTATCTGGTCGCTACTCGAACCTGATTCCGCGCCCGAACCCGTATCCGAAGCCGTGATGCCGGACGTCGAAGCGTCCGCCATCGAACCCGTATCCGCCGCAACAACGACAACTACCGCCGAATCCGCACCCGAAACCGTGTCCGCAGCCGGAGCCTTGGCACTGAGGGCCGCCGAATCCGCACCCGAACCCGTGTCCGTGACCGGAACCTGCACCAAAAGCGCAGCCGAATCCGCACCCGAACCCGTATCCGAAGCGGCGACACGGACAGCCGACGAGTCAACCCCGGAACCCGCATCCGCGACCGGCAGCGCGACGTTCGACGAGTCAGCGCCCGAACCCGTATCCGCCGAGGAAGTCTGAACGGCAGCGCCGGCCGAATCCGCGCCCGAACCCGCGTCCGCGGCGGCGAGAAGCACCGCACCGGCCGAATCCGCGCCCGAACCCGTGTCCGCCGAAATCGCGGTATTGGCCGCAATCGCCGAATCCGCACCCGAACCCGTATCCGAAGCCGGAACCTGAGCCGAAACCACGGCCGAATCAGCGCCCGAACCCGTATCCGCGCCCGGAACCTGAGCCGAAACCACGGCCGAATCCGCACCCGAACCCGTATCCGCCGAAACTGCGGCCACGGCCGACGCCTCAACCCCGGAACCCGTATCCGAAGCCGGAACCTGAGCCGAAACCACGGCCGAATCCGCACCCGAACCCGTATCCGAAGCCGAGTTCGCCACATTCGACGAGTCGACGCCCGAACCCGTATCCGAAGCCGAGTTCGCCACATTCGACGAGTCGACGCCCGAACCCGTATCCGAAGCCGCATTCGACACCTTGCCCGAATCCGCGCCCGAACCCGTATCCGAAGCCGGAACCTGAGCCGAAACCGTGCCAGAATCCGCGCCAGAACCCGTATCCGCCGCATTTGCCTTCGCACCGAGCGAAGCGGCATCCGCGCCCGAACCCGCATCCGCATCCGGAACCTGAGCCGAAACCGCGCCCGAATCAGCACCCGAACCCGTATCCGCATCCGGAACCTGCGCCGAAACCGCGCCCGAATCAGCACCCGAACCCACATCCGCGCCAACAACCGTGCTCTTCGACGTCAAATACACGACCGTCAAAGCCTGATACGAACTCGAAGTGCCCGTCGAAGTGGCACATTCCTGAGCCGCAACCGACGGACTCAACTGATAAACAGCCGAAGCTATCTTGTCCAAACTGCCCGACGTCGACGTCTGATCGCCAGTCGTGAACCTGGAATATGTACCAACCGTGCCCGACGCGTTGATCGTCAACGGAGAAGCGCCACTATCGGTGCACACCAGCGACAACGACAACTCGCCCGGACCGGCCACAGTGGCCGTAGTACCGCCGTTGAACGTAGTCGCCGAACCCGAACCGCTCGACGTCACATCAACGGCGCCCACGCCGGCGAACTCCTCAAGCCAGCTCATCCGCACACTCGGCGCGGTACCGAACGTCACCGTCACCGTGTCGCTCGTCAACAACGTACCGGCCGTCTGCGTCGTCGACGCAATCAACACCAAATCGTTGCTCGTGTTCAGCGGGCCGCCGTCAGTCGTCCACGTGTTACCGCGCGAGTCCGTCACGCTGACACCGGCAGCCGACGTGTCCCGCGCCGTCAGAAGCAGCACAACCTTGTTGGCCGCCGTGCAGTTCGACGCCAACGTCAGAACCTCGGTCGTGCCACCGCTGTTCGTGATCTTATGGGCGCGCTCGGCAACCCACGACGCACTCACCAGGACGGTAGCATTCTCCGAACTCGCACCAGCATCCGCAGCCGTAACCTGAATCGTCCCGAACGGATCGATCCTCGTGACATGA